TATTGTAGGAACACGTATCGCAGCAAATGATCTCTATCGAGAGATACGTAATCCTGAGCATTGGTCTAGTGGTAAGACACCCTTCACCTATATGAACATGCCAGCAGTACTTGAATTTGCAGATGACCCTGAAGACTGGGTTACATTATGGCCTAAGTCCCATATACCATGGGAAGGTTCCGAGGAAGAGGTAATACCTGATGAAAATGGGCTCTACCCAAAATGGAATGGCCCCGCGCTATTTAGGCGCCGAAGTGAAGTTTCAGCCTCTGCCTGGGCTTTGGTTTATCAACAGCAAGACATACAAGAAGACTCTATCTTTCCACCTGGCTGTATACAAGGCTCCATCAATGGGATGCGTAAGAGGGGCCCTCTAAAACCAGGGGTACCAGGACATCCTAAAGAAGCAGGTTCGTATTACACAATCATGGGCTTAGACCCAGCGATGAGTGGTAGAACTGCAGCAGTAGTTATGACCGTAGATCGTATGACACGTAAACGGTACATACTAGATGTTGAGAATATGAAAGATCCAACACCTGCAAAGATACAAGAGTTAATTGAGGACTGGTGCGTAAAGTACAATCCTCAAGAACTAAGAATTGAGACTAATGCACATCAGAAGGCTTACGCCTTAGACGCAGATCTAAACTCATACCTAGCCTCAAGAGGCATTAGATTCTCAAGTCAATTCACAGGTAAGAACAAGTGGGACACATCTTTTGGTGTAGCCGCAATGTCTGGTCTATTTGGCACTATGCGAAATAACCTGCATCAAGATAATAACCTAATAGAACTTCCTTCTCAGGAAGGCTCTGAGGGTATTAAGGCTTTAATACAGCAATTGATTACTTGGAAACCTGATACTCGTGGTCCTACAGACTGCGTGATGGCTTTATGGTTCTGTGAACTAAGAGCCCGTGAAATAGTAAATAATGGAAATATTAATCAAACCCATGTTAAAAATAGATGGGCAACTCGCAAACAACTCGATAATCGATTTACTGTAAATGTAAACGACTACGAGATGTCTTCGTACGAATAGGAAACTAATGTCAGTTAATATTGAGGCTATCGCTCAACGTGTCGATAATCTAAAATTACGCCACGCATCTAGAGATGCTCGTATGTCCGATATCCTTGCAGTCCGTAAGGGTAGGATGACAGAGGTATTCCCTGATCTATTCCCTGAGGGCATGAACTCAGCGATGGTTGCTAACTTCGTAGATGTAGCAGCCCGTGATCTTGCAGAAGTACTTGCTCCACTTCCATCTTTTAATTGCTCAACAACTAATACTACATCAGATCGTGCTAGAGCCTTTGCTGATAAGCGTGGAATGATTGCTAATAACTATGTTTACCAATCACGTCTACAATCACAAATGTACTGGGGCGCAGATTGGTATTTCACTTATGGCTTTTTACCTATCCATGTTGAGTTAGATTGGGAAACACAACTTCCTCGTATTAGAGTAGAAGACCCAATTGGCGCATATCCTGAGTTCGATAGGTTTGGTCGTTGTATATCATACGCTAAACGCTATATGAAAACTCTTGGAGAGTTAGCAAATGAATACCCTGAGTATTCTGGTGAGATACTTGGTCAACTAGGTTATAATCAAAATACTAACTCTGTTGTAGAAATGATTCGCTATTCTGATAAGAACGATATCATTCTATACGTACCTAGCCGTGGTAACTTAGTATTAAACGCAGCAAAGAATCCAGTAGGCAAGATGCTTACATTTATTGCTCGCAAACCTGGTATTGATGAAGAACCACGTGGACAGTTTGATGATGTTTTATATGTACAGTTAGCAAGAGCACGTTTTGCTAATCTAGGTATGGAAGCAGCAGAGAAGGCTATTCAAGCCCCTATAGTTGTTCCTAACGATGTAATAGATTTGCCTATGGGACCTGATGCGATTATTCGTACATCCCAACCGCAATCCGTTGGTCGAGTTAGACTCGATATACCAAACGCTGCTTTTCAGGAGCAAGCGGCACTTCAGTCAGAAATGCGCTTAGGTGCTCGTTATCCTGAAGGTAGATCTGGAACTATTGACGCTAGTGTTATCACTGGTCAAGGTGTTCAGGCTCTACTAGGTGCCTTTGATTCACAAATCAAGGCTGGACAAACTATACTAGCGGAAACTTTTGAAGAAGTATTAAAGACTTGCTTTGAAGTTGACCAAATAGTATTTGACACAGAGAAATCAGTTAGAGGTGTCGCACAGGGTACTCCGTACGAGTTAAAGTACATACCAAGCAAAGACATCAAGGGCGACTCTTCAATTGAAGTACGCTATGGATTGATGGCTGGTCTTGACCCATCTCGCGCTCTAATTTTCTCACTTCAAGCACTCGGTGCTGAACTAGTATCTAAAGATTTCATTCGTAGAGAACTTCCTTGGTCCGTTAACGTTACTTTGGAAGAACAACGAATTGAAATTGAAAAGATGCGTTCTAACTTGACCGCTGCTATCACAGCAACTGCGCAAGCAATTCCTGCTATGGCGGCCCAAGGGCAAGACCCATCACCTATGATTAAGAATATTGCTGACGTGATCTCACGTACACGCAACGGGGAGAGCATAGAGAATGCTGCGCTAGCCGTATTCACGCCTCCTGCACCTACTCCGCAGGAACAGGCCATGGCACAAGCGCAGGCAGGAACGGTTCCACCAGGTTCACAAGCCCCAGTAGAGCAGGCTCCCCTGTCCCCAGCCACTCCTGGATCCGCTTCTGGTGGAACCCCACAACAAGGTGCACCAGATTTGATGAGTATATTGGCAGGTTTACAAAGATAACTTAGGTAAGTAGGGGACAATGACTGCAATTGTAGGGATTCAAGGTAAAGGTTGGGCTGTTTTAGCAGCAGACTCTATGACTACGTATACAGATAAACCTTATGTAGCCAAGGGATGCGACAAGATAGTTAAAGTTGGTGAGTATTTAGTAGCAGTTGCAGGTGATGCAACCGCTGGTGATGTACTTTACAACGTTTGGCAGCCACCTAAAGTAATTAAAACTCAAGAACCTGATCGTTTTATGATGATTAGAGTACTTCCCTCTATAAGACAAGTACTCACAGAAGCAGGATATGACCCAAATCCTAAGAATAACAAAGATGAAGATGCTGGTTGGGATGCTTTAATTTGTTTTAATGGAAAAATATACCAAGTTAGTGATGATTATGGGTATATGCGTGATGATAAAGGTTTATACGGTATAGGTTCTGGTGGTTCCATAGCACTTGGTGCTCTAGCAGTAATGGATAATGAAACTAAGACCCACGCTAAAGCGTCATCTGCCGCTAAAAAAGCAGTTAATGTTGCAATTCAATATAACATCTGGTGCGGTGGACCAGTTAATGTAAAAACACAGTTTACTAAATAGGAGATATTATGGTGAGAGAAGTTATAAGCGGAGTTGGCGCAGATGCCAAACGTGTTGATTTGAATAACTCCAACAAAGTGACTGAACGTGTAAAAAAATTACAAAGAGATGCAAAGATTCAGAACGCTACAGGCGGAACTTATAGCCAGGCTAGTCAATTACAAGACTTAGCATCAGGTGCTTCAACTGAAATGCCTCAGGCTGTAGTTGGTGCTACTCCTAATCCTAGAACTATTGCTTCAAGCATACGTATGTCTTCATTAGATCAGATGAATGAGAACCCAGGCCCTATTACTGATGGTGCTCCTGGAAATACTCCTGGACGTCAACCTGAAGAATTACCTGGTCCTGTTGATGGACCTGACAACAACGCTATTCTAGCCCGTGCTATGTTCATGATGGATCCAACTCCTATGAACCGCAGATTATTAGAGTCATTCCTTCAAGAAGGTCGTTAATGTCAATAGTAGATCCTCTGGTATCTTCTTGGAACAAGTATAAATATACAAGTTTATTTGATACAGATACACGAACAGGTAATTTATCTACCCTTGTAGATCAACAATTATCTGGTCTTGACCCTGCCGTAATACAAAATTATAATTCGCTTTTAGCAAAGTTTCCTAATCAAAGTAAAGACTACCTTCTTAGTGCTGCTAAGATTGGTTTAAATTCAACATCTAAAGGTATTGAAAAACTATCAGCAAACGATGGTATCAATCAGTTAAAGCAAGACTTAATTAACGTTGATAGCATTAAGAGTGAGGCTGAAAAGAATAAAGGTTTTAGACAGGGCGTTTATAGCGTTTTAAAAGGTGTTACTCGTGCTGGATTTGCTACAATACAATCACCTTATCAGTACATCTCTAACGTAGGTAGAAATATCTATGCTAAGGCTAAAGGCGAGATTAGTACAGGACAGTTAATTAGTAATGTTTCTCTAAGTGAACTTTACGGAGAAGAAACTAATTTAGGACAACTTCTACGTGCAACTGCTGGTGCAGTTACTGGTAAAGGTCCAATTGATACTGGTTCTGGATTCTTCGTTGCTCCTGAGAGCAAAGTAGGCGCTGCACAGGCTAAGGCTATGTCCGCTTATGGACGTGTAAATGGTAAATCATTTACTATAGGCCGTGCATCTATGAATGTTTTAGGTGCTGATCCAAACAGTACTCCTTATCGTGTAATGTCAGGTATCGTTGATGGCGTACTTGCTGTCGGTACAGATCCAACTCTATGGGTTGGCCCTGGTTCTGTAACTAAAATTATCCAAGGTGGTAAAGAATTACAGAAAGCCAAGACTGCTGCTCAAGCAGTTCTTGATGAAGTGGATGCTGCAAAAGCAGCAGATATTAAGAATTTAAGTAAGCAAGAAAAACAATTAATTAAAGAACGTGTAGGTAGTGAAAAGAAAGTACGTCGTACTTTAGATAACTCTTACATGAGGGCTGAAAGAGAATTAACTAAGACTCAACAGTCTAAGAGTAATGCTATAATTAAGAAATTAGAGAAAGCATTAACTGTTGGATTCTCTCGTGGTACAAGAGTAGAGGGTGACCCAGAGGTTGTCGCTGCTATTGCAGATGGAAGTATTGGCGATTTCGTAACTGCTGAACTTGCTGCAAAGAAACCACAAGGTGTTATTGATTCTATTGCTCAATTAGAAGCAGATCAAATTAACACAGGCGAAGCATTCGTTGGTATCTTTACTGAAGACCTTCCTAAACCTGGAAAGTTACAATTCGGTGCATATACGGACAAAGAGTACATTCTTACTGGTTCAAGTAAAGAGCCTCTAGATGTATATGACATATCTAAGACCTATAAAGGCGCAACTCAAGACGAGATAATTGAAGAGTCTGCTAGACGTGCTAATTTCTGGGATGAATTACAAGGTGAACTTCGTAATCCTGAGATTAGTGATGATTTAAGAAAATCATTAAATGCTTATGTTACAAAAGGTGCTGATGGCAAACTTGCTCCTAAAGCGTCTATGGATGATATTCTTTCCAATGCTGGAGCCGAGAGTGTTAATAACTGTATCTAACGCTATTGAAAATAGTTGGGTAGCAGATGCTTATAGTAACGTCCGTGCTATCAATGGTGGTATGGGTGGAGTTGTAATCAAGAATGGTGAAAAGGTCGGAGCACGCAGAGTAGGCGTTACTGACACTATTACATCATTGACTGGTGATGCAGCCATGGGTACTAAACTAGGTGCTAAACTAGTTGAATCTATTAAGAGTGCTCAAGATGAAATTTTAGAGGCAAACGCCGCTTTAGAAAGTGCCAAAGCAGCACGTGCTGGCGTTGATGGTAAGTTAAAAGAAATTGAAGTATTACGTGACTATGCTGCACAAGATCCAGAGTTAGTTGCTCAGATACTAAATGATCCTGAGAACATTGGTATTGCCAAACTTATGGGTCTTGAAATGGACATTGCAGATACTCAGTATCTAAAAGAGTTCTATAGATCTGAAGTTGGGCTAGTTGATGGATTTGGTGGCGGAGCAAAAGGTGATTTAAATAAGGCTGCTACCTACTTGTTAGGAAAACGCTTTGCTCAAGTAGCAGAGGTTGTAGCAAAAGAGACAGACTTCTCTCGCTTACATAGATTATTTGGCCGTAAATTAGATGCCGAGATGACCAAGGAATTGGTTACTGCAACTACAAGTGATGATGTAATATCTATATTCTTAAAGCACTTAGCAGCACCTACATCTGATCCAAAGGTATTCCGATCTTTAGCCCTTAAGGGAGAAGCAGCAAAGTTAGCCAATAGTCCTGTATTTAAAGTTGTTCCATCTATTGCTACTAAAGCAATTACTCAGGTGGAAAAAATTGAAAAAGGGTTTGGTCGTTACTTTACCCAATCTGTAGTGTTACCTCTTGATGATATTGATAGACTTGTAAATGGTATGGAAGACTGGATGTCTTCTGCTGGTATTCCAGATGAAATTATATCAACTACTATTAATAGAATTGTTGCTGCACCTTCCGTAAGAGAACGCTCTGGTATTGTATTTCAAGAAATTGAAAATGCTCAGGCCGCAATAGCAAATAAACTTGCACCTAACGATGAAGAACTTGCTAGCGCAGTACGTGATGCATTTCGTGCTACTGGTAGAGAAAACGCAATCATTAAGCAATACACCCCTGAGAGACTTGCTAAAGGTGAACTACCTTCCCTAGATGGTGTTTTAATAAACGGACAGACAACTACTCACACCTTTGCTGGTGACCAGGCTATATTTGAATATCAATTCCTAGATGAT